CTTGTCGTTGGTAAACTCGCCGGTTTCATCGTCAAACGCTGCCAGTCTGAAGCCGGTATAGTCCCCAGGTGCTTGTCCTACAAACGTTTTTTCATCCTTTGCCATTACGTTGCACATGCGTGCAAAGGTTGCATTGTTCTTGCTCTCGCCTACCCATGCATAGCACTTTGCTACACTGTCCCACAGGCCAAAATATTCATGCTGCATGATATCTACTCTCCTTTTTTACAGCCGGATGCCACCACGCATAGGCTTCTGGCTGAGGTTGATGGTTTTGGTTTTTCGTGCGGTTACGTTAAACATACGGCGGTCTTTTGCGCCGCCCATTACTTTACGATGTCGTGCCATTTTTGTATTCCCTCCTCATTAGTTCTATTTCAATGCTATTTGCAAAGTCTTTCATTTGCCAAATTTCGTCAATCAACTTTTTTGCATCTTCGGCGTTGGCTACTTTTCTTAGCATTTTGTAATTGCTATCAATTTCTTTGTATTTTCGTGCGAGCAGCTCTTCTAATGCTGCTTTGGGGGTGTCTCTTGCATTCCATGTCGTTCTTGTCATGGTTTTACTCCTTTTCGTTTTCGTTGATGCTATCATGCAGCGCGTGATAGATTTCGTCAAGCTTTTCCAGAATCTGCATCATAATGCGGATTGCCTGTTTGACGTCCTTAATGGAAATCAGTGCCATCTTATACCCCCTTTCTGTATTTTTTCCCGTTTCGCACATCAAAATGCACCCAAGTGTTGTATACGATAATGCCGCATTCATCCGGGACGATTTCATTCAGTTTGTTGGCAAGTTCTTTTGTGCTCATGCCATCGACTCGGATATCTGCTGCCATACCGCGCATGTGGTAGCTGTATTTTGCTCCGTTACATTTTTTGTTCCACTCTGGTGTTCTGTATCCGCTGGTGATAATGACTGGTTTCCCTAGTTTATGTCGGAGGATGTCCAGAACGTTATACAAGTAGTCATCTATGAATACTATCGGACTTCCGTCTTTACATGCAAATTCTTTTACTTTGAAGTGTCTTGCAAGTTGTACATTTCCGTCTGTGTTCATGATATAACATTTAAGCATTTTTGCGCCCCCTTTGTCTGTATTATAAAATAAAAGCTCCCGATTGTCAACCGGGATTTTGCTGTTTTGTAATAAAATTGTAACCTTCTCTTGTAACCCGGTTTTGCTCCTTTGTTTTGAAAGCGCTTCAGCGCCTTGCCGTGTGGAGCGTATGCGGAACTCGGCTAATCCATTCATTGTAAGCGCTGTGCGCGTTTTCAACACTTTCAACACTTTCAACAGGTTTTCAACAAAATGTTGCACAAAGGTTTTCGTCATTTTGACGGACTTTCAACAATTCAACAAGTTTTCAACAAAACTTTCAACAGCATTTTTTGCTTTTTATTTACGCTTTAGCGTTAAATTTTAGTACTTTTCAACTTTTCCACTATCTCTACTACTACTCCTACAACAAGTTATATATTATACAGCGCTTGTGAGCTTGCGAACAATAGCGCTGAAGAGCCGCGCGTGCGCGCGTGCGCGCTTCGCGCGCGTGCGCACGCGCGATAAAGTATAGCTATTTGATAGACTGAATAGATTGATACATGGACTCTTTAAATGACAATAGCCCAGTACCTTACTTGATAGGTACTGGGCTAGGTGACACCGTTAAAGTGTCCCCCTCTTCTTCATCTGCTTCTTTATCACTCTTTCTTTTGTCTTGCATTGCTCTTCAAAGTCTGCATTTTCATACTTAAGCCGGTTTTCTGCTATGGCTGCTGCTTGTCTGTTCTGTTTAATTCTCCACAATCTTTGTGCGTTTTCAGCTTCCATCATTTTTTCATAATAGCGTGGAATTTGTGCTTGTTTGCCGTTTGTGCATTGGATGTAGCCTTGTCTCCAGATTTCTGCTTTGTGTTCTTGGTAATAGTTATCTCCTAGGCCTGGTTTAAGACTCATACACGCAAAAGGTTTTTGTTGTCCTAGTTCGTAGTATACGTTTGCTTTCTGGCCGTCAATTTCGTACATTTTTTTTGTAACGTATCCCGCAACATATCTATATGTTGCTGGTGCTGCTTGTGCTATCTGTATTTGCCCCATGCCCCACAGGTTTTCTAACCATTTACTTGTGAAATATCCGTTGTGCTGTATCTTGTATAGGTGCTCTAGGTCTGTTGGTCTCCATCCATACAGTATCATATGGTAATGTGGCCGAGCTGTCTGTTCTCCGTATTCTCCCGCCACAAAATAGCGTAATTTGCCCCTATAAGCCTTTCTGAGGCGTTTTAAGAACTTTTGAACGTCAGTATATAGCAAAGTTTGGACGCTTTCTGGGCGCTTCTCTCCCGGTCTCCAGACGTATTGTACTTTTCGCGTGATTTCGCCTGTGTTTACTATCATGCCTGGCACATGATCATCGTTATAGGTTAATGTTATAAACCAAACTTCTTCTTTTGGATAGTCTCGTGCTTCTAATTCTATTCGTGTTGTCCAGTCCTCTCTTTGTCTGATTCTGCATCCGATACACTGTCCGCATGGTATCAACATGACATCTTTTCTAAACATTAAATCTTCATATTTGAGCTGCTTTCCCGATATTTCAGAAAAGCGGGCAAGTGAATACACCCGCCCGCTTATATCTTTGTTTTCCGGGTTGTACAGCCTTATTAATGGCTTGTAACAACTCATTTTTTGATGTTACCTCCTCCTCCTCCGTGTGTTACTCCGGATTTGCTAGTGTGTTTTTTGCTTCCTTGTGGTACGTTTTTGTCAATTGCTTTGCCTGTATCGCTTGCGATTTCTGTTAATGCATTTTGCAGTCCGTAAGGTGTCATGTGTGTGCTGCTAAGCATCTGCTGCCAGCTCTGTGCAGCATTGTACCAGTCACTTTGACTCCAGCTATTGCTTTCGTATGCGTTTGGTACAAATCCACCGCTTCGGCTTACTCCTAGTGCGCTGCTGCTTGCTAGTCCCATGCTCGCACCGCTGATTGTTCCCGCGCTACCGCCCGGCGTGCTCGCTCCGCCGTTTGAAAAAGCTAAGATTGGATTCAGTCCCGCTTTTCTCATGTCTTCAACTGCACGCTGGTATGCAGTGCTTGACATGTGTTCTTGCCATTCACGGTTGGCTAGTGCTTCTGCACTGTTGTAGTTCATTGCTACGCTGTTTTCAATGTGGTTATATACGCCTTGCATGATTGCTTGTAAGGTGTTGTAACCCATCTGCTTTAACATGCTTTGACTGTTGTATTTACCTTGCATGGCAGCTTCTTGGCCTTGGTATGCGTATGCTTGCTTAAGCCAGTCGTTTACCTGTTGAATGTTTGTTCCCGCTTGACTTCCGCTTTCGGAATGTCCACCGCCTTGGCTTGTACTTCCGCCTTGGCTTTGGCTGCTGCCTGTCTGACCCCATCCGCCAAAAGCTCCAGCAACGTTTTGTGCTGCTCCGGCGATTGTTCCGACCGTATTTGCTACGTTTCCCGCTACGTTTAGTGCTGTTAAGAATCCTGATAATGCTCCCATTTAAAAATAGCCCGGATTTCTCCGGGCTTTCTCCTTTCTTACAATTTGTACAAGCCCGGTACACTGTACAACGGCATCCGTCTTGTGGTTTTGTTTGCTACACGGATAGCACCGAAGAACTGCGGCTCATCTTGCACGATGAGCGTGCGCGCAATTTCTACTTTGCTTTCTTGCATCCAGTCTTGTGACAGTGTTGGTACGGTTGAATAGTTGTCGGCATAATGCCAGAAATCCAGCGTTTCTGTTGCATTGCTTCGCATTTTACCAGATACTCGGTTGGGCTTCATTCTGTAGTCCGCCCATGCTTCCTGGTAGCCGAATGTCTCTTCATCCGTTGCTTCGCCGGTTAACATGATTTCTTTCTTTTTGACAGGCTGTTCGCCAATGTTTGCAAACTGTGGCACATAGTAGTCAAGTCTGTCACTTCGACTCCAGAAATGTTCCAAGCCTTGCTGGTAACTGTGATTGTGTCTTACACAACATACGCCGATGACGAAACCATGCTCCTCAAAAGATTTTGTGAAGCTGCTTTCGTTGATTGGCGTTACCGACATTGCACCGGTTTCACCAATTGGCGTGTCGTTGTCTGTCTGCTGTCCGCTGGTCTGTACGATTTGGTTAATATTGACGTGATATCTGCCACCGCCCAGGTATTCCGGCACCTGTACGGTTTTATCACTGATAACCACGTTCCACAGTGCCTGTACCTGTTCGCGGTATCTGCTGCCGCCTCGTGCGAGTGCTTCGTAGTACTGTTGCACTGCTACGGCTTTTCTCAAATCGTTGATGGTTGCTGCTGTCACGGTGCTTAGGTCTGCACCTAGGTACACTACGTTATTGGCTGTTCCTGTTCCTGTTCCGACGGTTACGTATGCTTGTCCTTCGCCTCCGAGTGTTGAGATTGCATACATTTTGTCTTTCACGTTGCCCGGATTTGTGCTTCCGTCAAAAAAGCTGTTTGCATACAGAGTTGTTTTTTCCTTAAGTTTTAGGTCTTTGTATCCGCTTACCACTGCATTACCTTCCATTGGCAGCGTTACCGCCGGCCCGCGCTGAGGATACGGCAGACAGCTGGTAAAGTAGTCGTGGAATTTGTTTACAGATAACAGGTTTCCGCCTTTCCATGCGTTGTTTTCAGCTTCTTGCATCCAGTTTTCGTCTCCAAATTCGTATACTGTGCTGGTATCGTCTGTTTTTAGTGTTGCTACGTTGTCTACGTTTTCATCTCTGAAAAATTCATTCCAAATTTTTACGTATGCTCTTACGGGTAGTGCGTTAATCTTAAACGGTTTTTTGATTTTGGTTGGTACTCCCATATAGTCCAGCACGGATTTTTCGTCTGGCTTTGGTGCGTTAGCCGTTCCGTTGATTACGATTTTTGGCGTTGCGTATTCTTTTTTTGGCATCCATGGTGTTTCTTCTACTTCTCCCATGAAGTGTTTGAAGTTGTCCCACAGAATTCTGTTAGGACAGTAGAAATAGTAGAAGTCAATGAATGCATCATCCATCACCGGGTACTTGGGCGTTGTCATTCGGATGATTGCTGTCGTGTTCACGTTGAAGGTATCGCCCGGTAATACCTCGTCAACATAGAACGGAATCAGCTTGCCGGAATCGAACGTTGTTAAAATCGTCTGGTCACGGTTGAACCGTGTTCGGCTCGCTTTTATTTCCGGAATCTGGTTAAAGTGCCGTTCATTGTTTCGATTCACTTTTCTTTCTCCTTTTCTTTAGGTTCTGCTTCGGGTTCTGCTGCTGCCATTTTTTGCAGCTCTTCCAGTTTCATGGCGTTTGCCTGTGCTGTTGCAATCATGCGATGATACTCGTGAATGTTCTGCGGAAATTCGGTGATATCCACTTCTGTTCCGTTTAGTGCTCCTTCTGACAGGCTTTTCAGAAACTGCGGGTCAAAACTCGCTTTTCGGACAATGTTTTTGATATCACATTCATCCGCATAGCTTTCAATTTCCTGTTGGATATCGATTGGTGCTGTTTCTTGCAGTACTTCTTCTCCCTTTTCGTTCTTCGTCCAAACGTATTGTTTTTGGAATTTTTCTCCCGATTTAGAAAAGAAGGGCTCTCGCCCTTCTTCGTATCGTTTATTCATGCGGCTTGCCCTCCCATACCTTTTCCTTGTCGTTGGTAAACTCGCCGGTTTCATCGTCAAACGCTGCCAGTCTGAAGCCG